CCTATGGGTCATAGGTCTAGCATATTCAATGCTAGCCAATACCTATCCAGCGTAGTTAGTCTACTTGGTTGTAGGCTAACAGGTGGCAAATCGGAATTTCCGAGACCACCGGGTACCCCAGAGAAATATCGAGGATCAACATAATCGTTGAACCAAGGTAATAACTCTGAGAGAACCAAACGAACCTTCTTGTCGAAGGTTGCAGCTAACTCAATCAGCTCCAGGTAGTTAGCCTGGGTTGGTTGAAGAAGCTGTCTCGTGGTACCACCCTGGGAACCATATAGGTTCCTATGGATGATACCCGCTTGGTCCACCAAGGAATCCAGGATCTTTTCATTCCTGACTCCGAAGACTCGTTGAGTATTACACTCTAACTCCATAAGGGAACTACCCTTATAAGAGTAACCGAGTCCGAGGGGAGAAGAACAGTGTTTGATTCTATCAAACACTGCCTTCTGTTTTCGGGAAAGTAAGATTCTAGATCGCTGTCCCAGTTGGCGGGCAATATCAATAAAATTGTTATTGCTCACCTCACGCCACTTGAATTGTGACGTAACTGCTTTACTGGTAATAACTTTACCAGCAAATTCACAAATCTGGTTAGAGCTAATGCTCTTCTCAGAAGAGTGAGGACAGCCCCAATCTGCTAGGACGTCTAAATAGTTTCGATGAAGTGTGTCATCTAAGATGACTACATCATCACCAAGAACAAAGAAATCTTTGTTCCATTTACAACCATTTAGATACCAGAGCAACAAACCGTGGCTTGCTGTAAAAACAGCAAAGCTAGGATATAATCCTAGCGGCTGGCCTCGGTTCCAACGGACAGCACCAATTGGTGAAATCCATATGGATCTTGATACATCCTCAAATAAGGATATATCAGGAATGTTGCCAAACAGGGCACGCATGCACATTGACTGAAATTCCAAAGGAAAATAGTCAGTTGCAGACGACAAATCCACAGAGTGGATCTGTAAGCCTTGTTTCAGATTGGCCTTGAGAACTGGTATAGGTTTTGACTGATCATGGGTACAATCCCATGGGAGCTTACGACTAACAAAGTCGTAAGTTGCTTTCCCAAAATGCTGTAAAGCAAGTTGGTACAAGACAAAGGGTGAGGCTACGCTCCGTAGCTTACCACCTGGCTCTTGAATGAAAGCAATCTTTCCTCCGAGACATTGAGACATATCGCCATTATCCGGTACAAAAGGTACCGAAATGGGATGTGCATCCACGCCTTTAAGAACAGGATCAAACAAGCTCCTGTACTTATTGGTAATGGATAAGCCCCAGTCTGATGTCATAAAGACATCGACATCCTTCAGGATATTACTATCCTGAGGTACCGAGCGTAAGCCACTTGAAGGCTTGCGCTTAGTTGGG